AAGCTTGACTCTATGTGCAGTTTTTTCGCTGGTGGGTTTACTCAGATATCCATTTGCAATCAAGCTCTGGATATTTGCCTCATAGACTATCTCGTTGAGGATTTCTTTTTTACCACAAAGCAGCCCCGACTTCATTCGGAATGGTGTCGCAGTCAAACCAATTATTCTCGGCTGTCGTTTCTTGGAAGTCTGGAGTCTCCATTGCTCAGTCAGGAAGTGGCGGTACATACCTTCCCCATCAGAAGGGATTCGGTGTGCTTCATCTATGATTATTAAATCTTTACCACCTATATCTGTATACGTTTTATTATACACACTCTGGATACCAGCAAATAAAATGTCAGGCTCAGTGTCCCTTGACTTCAGACCAGCAGAGTAGACTCCAACATCAGCATTCGGAAGTACCATCAGCATCTTATCTTTATTTTGCTGAACTAGTTCCTGAACATGGGCTAACACAATAACTCGGATACCTTTCCACTTTTCCTGACAGACTCGGATAAGTTCAGCAAGGATAATTGACTTACCTCCTCCAGTGGGGATACTAATACAGGGATTTCCCATTGAGTATTGAATGTGGGTGAGCAAGGCATTCACTGCTTCATCCTGATAAGGTCTTAGGTACACAGTCCCACCTCCCTACAAAGTTTGATTGGAATATCGTAAAAGTTTTCTCCCCCTGGATTCCTAGTATTGGGTATGTTCTCGATGTATGCATCCTTCATATATTTGCCGTCAATCATCATCCCCTTGGTGCAGTCCTTATTCAGAACCCAAAATATAATTCGGAGTCCAGTGGTGGTATAACAATTCTTTAACAATTTCTTCTTCCTCGCTGGGATATGTACTGTGTCCCATTTAAACTCATCAATATAAGTTGACTTAATTTCTACTTCATGCAGGACTTCCATATATTTACCACCAACCATTTCCAAGGACTTAATATCGGCACTGTAGTCTTCAAATATGAGCGTAAAAATCCCCATCCTGTCTAAAAAATTACGCAGGGCAGTCTTGGCTTTATCGTCACAGGCTAGGTAGGCTTTATGATTAAATTGTGATGGCATTTTTTTTCAGTTCTTTAAAGGTGGAATAAGACATTCCGGCTTTTTGCCGATTACAGGATGTACAGCAAACAACGAGATTAGATTCATCTCGATAGATTTCCCTCCATTTTTCTTTTGACATTGTTTCCTTTACAGGAAGAGGCTCCATGTGGTCCAATTGAAAATTATGCGGATACAATCTGGTTTCGCAATAATGGCATGGGCAACTTATATCGCTGTTGCGAGCTTGCATATAAAGTCGAATCGACATTTGTCTTGGGTAGCCAGATTTAAACGCTGAAACGTGACCTACAGATTTTGCTAAATAATATTTGTTTTTATCCTTACAACTGATAGAACAATATTTTTGCGTAGTATGCTGATTACCAGACGGATAATATTCTTCCTGACAATACTCACAGATTTTTTTCATAGTGCATTTGGGTTTACACGCATCAAGACATGACTCAGCTATGTCCGAATGCGTGTGTTAGGGTTAGGCCACCTCGTTCCAAGGGGCTGAATCCTTATCTACTGTTACACCCTTTCCTACAGATAAGAAAGGAGTAGAGGTTACTTCTGGCAAGAGAGCTTCATCAAACTTTTTGAAACTCTTGATATCATTGGTTGCATCATAGCCGTTCTTAGCTGGAACAAAACCAACCTTAGCAATGACAGGGATGTTACATAGTTCGTCCGTGGACTTTGGGACAAGCTTCCCAGTTGCATAACACAAGTCAGTAAGCTGTTGCCTACCTATCTGCGTTGCAATTTCATTAGCATTAGTATACGTCATATTATGGAATACGACTCGACCTTTGTGTTCGCCATGTGTAATATCTAGGCGTAGTTTTATATACTCACCATCCCCAGCCTTGGTTGGTGTGAGTACAGCCTCTTTTACCACGGCTCCATAAAAACCTTTTTCAATCGGCTCAAAATCCCCTCTAAGGTCAGTTGAGGGAGCCATCTTTGTTGCATCAAATTTAAACATTACTCTCCTTTTTCTTGGTTGTACTTGGCTGAGTCACCCCAGCGTTTTTCACTGCATCCTCGAATGCCGACCACTCAAGCGGCAGTACGTCTGGTATCCCAGCAATACGAGTTTTCGACTCATACGCAGGGTTCGGGGCGAAACAAATTTTCCGCTCACCAGTTCCCGATGCCGTATACTCTACCTTCCCGAAGGTATCAGATTTACGGCTGGTAATTACCTCATTTCCTATAACGTACCCAATCATATCAACGTATTCAGTCAATAATGCTTTGGCGTGTTTGTTTAGTTTGATCCCGTGAGAGGAATATTCCTCATGCAAGGGATCATTTATCTTGATTATTTGGGTGTGTGCAGTCATACAGATAGACACTCCTCTGGATTTAATCATATCCAAAGCTTGTAACAACTTACCCCAATATTGAACTGCGTAAGAAAACCCCCTTCCATAGGGAATATCCGAGGCATCCTTGACTCCATTCTCTTTACACACTCTGGCTAGAATAATACGTTCCACCCAATCCAGACTATCTAAAACAATGCGTGGATACTTACCTAGTTTTCCCTCATAAAATTCTCCAAGGGCAGCCATGAGGCTGTCAAAATCTTTACCATATAAGGTCAGCCTGTCTACGTTTTGTCCCATTGAACCATTTTCTAAGTCGAAGACTAATGCAGTCCCTTTCTTCTCAAATGAATCTGCACAGAAAGTAGTTTTACCAGACCCTGGCTCTCCTATCGCTAGTAATGTAATTGTATCTGTGTTTATACCTGATGATATTAAGTCTTTCATTGTCCTTTTATTTTAAAGGTTCGATACGTTGAAGTTTGCTTGAATTTATCAAACAAACTAGGATGAGTGATAGCAAATTGTTTTTGGTCGAGAGAAGTCCGACTTGCATTCGCCCAAGTAACGAGCTTCTCTCCCTTATTATCGATGATTGAAGATGAGTCTTTCATTAAACTCATTAGTTCCTTTGAAAGTTCATCATAGTCTCCTTTCAATTCTTTAATTTTTTTCTTGATTGTTACCCCTGAACCTATGAGGTTAGAGATAAATGGGTCTGTAATTATTTGTTTGGCTTCCTCACCTTGGGGAAACTGGAGCAAACAGTCTGCAATAGATCGTGCAGGAGGGGCTACTTTTGTTAAGACATGGTTGTACCAGAAGATTCTAGCATCAGTTACCATTTCTCTCTGAAATTTTTTGTCAGGCTTGACCTCGTATATCTTGAGTTTTTGTCCACCAATTAGTACAGCTACTATAAACTTTTTAAAGCCCAAGTGTTTGGTACAATAGAGATAGTGTTGCACTTGATAATAATACGGAAGAGGTATCTGGTCTGTGCCTTCCTCCCCCCACTTGTCTTCCATCCACAATGAAGTTGTTTTAATCTCCACTCCAATGGGTTCACCGACTACCTTGCCATCCAAATGAGCTTGGAAAATCGGGTCTTCTTTTGAGCGTATAGTTCGGCTCATCATCCGAATCTTTTTACCAATCACTTTGGAAAGTTCACGAAGGATTACCTCTTCAAGAATCACCCCCCATTTTACTGCCGAAATATGTGATATATCTTTAGGGATGACCGCCCCTATTTTTTGTTGCCACAATTCAAACGGAGCAGATTTAATTTTATATTGGTCACTTCCCCCCACACCTTGTCTTCTTATTTCTGGATTAGCTTCATTTTTCATTCTTCTATTCTCCCCATTTCTTTAGTGTTCAATTTTATATGGTTACCTAATATCCTTGCCATTTCTTTTCTTTTTGCTATTCCCTCCTTTCCTTTAATTATTCGTTTCCTCGATGCATTCGCAAATGCATGATGTTCACTAGCCAACAACCTATGGTGTCCAGTAATCAACATATCTATTTTTTCTTCACCACTCATAAATATTTTCTAATACTAGCATGGGTTCCTCAGACCAGAATTTCTTAGCCTCAATATGCCAGACAGTGCAATCTTCTGGAAGGAGTGAATCCAAAACTGATTTTTCGAGATTATCCAAATCACTTTTTTGTTGGTGGGGTTTTCCCAGCATTAAAGCTTTCTTTTTTTTTGACCATGACTTTGCCATTGGGATATGGAATTCCATATAGATTCTGTCACCCAATATAAACCCCTCTTTTTTTGCACAGGCCACCAATTCATCTTTAAACTTCCAGTATTTAGCCACGCATTTTCTAGGGGGCGGCCATTTATCCCTGCGTGTCATGCGAGGCTTCGCCATGATATCGATTTTACAAATCACGCAGACCTCCGAGGTCTAGATTTGTCTCTTCCATGAGATCGATTTCAACACCGAAGCCTTGCAATTGATCAGTAGACCAGCCTCCTAACTTTAAGGCCACCCCAATTGAAGGGGTACTCTTTGCTATTTGAGGGGAGAGCTTAACCACCTTACCACCAGAATTTAAAAACTCTTGTATTTCATCTTTGAATTTTGACTTTGAGATCATAGACACTCCCTCTACTTCTTCCTGCGTAATAACCTCTTTTTTAATTCTTCCTCTCCCAAACTTTCCCCGACCTTTACCAACCCAAAATTTATCTCCTTTTTTTAGCCTATTATTATTGGAAAGAGTTATTCCACAATTCCTCGAACAGGTTAACTGCCTTGTAGTCCGTGGTTTATATTCTTCTTCACAAATTACACATGTCTTATTCGGTATATGGATTCGGACTAAATCATATCTTGTCTTCCTCCGTTTCTCTTCAAAGAGTCTTGCACAGGAATTTTGGCAGAAACGTGTACGCAATCCAGTTAAGACCCCTCCGCATTCAACACAAGGCTTGCGAGGTTCCTTCATACAGTAATGGACTCGGCAAGGTCAGCGTTTTCTTTTCCTCTTGTCACTATTATATCCATTGCATTCTTTTTTACTCTGTCCACAAGTTCATCATTCAAAATGTTGCAGACGATTGGAATCGATAACGAGGATTCAATAGCAACATCCTTTAATGTCACTCCAGATTTCTTCATTAATTCTCTAACAGTTAAAGACATATATCCCTCTTTTATTTATTAAAAATATTAACACAATTAATTTCTTCAATATTATATTAAAACAATTTTAGGAAAATAGCAAGGGGAAATATGCATTTTTATTCCCTAGTGATATCAGGGAATTAGGGGAAAAATGGGGTGGGTAGTAAAATTAATTTATCTGCGGTAGGTTGTTTTGAACCAATCTCTAGATACTTTTAGGGTTTTTAATTCAGCCTGAGTCAAACTTTTTAACCATGCTTCTCTGTCTTTCTTTTTCAATCCTCCCATCGGTGCGGTTCTATCGATTGAAGCCTTTAGTCCTTTACTAGCTTTGTCTGGACCGCCAGCCAAATCAACATAATCACGAAGATATCTTTCTGCTGCCTCCATGTCTCCATATCTCAAAGATTGCTTAAAGTAATAAAGAGCATTGCCTTTATCTGTAGGTGTAAACCCTCCAGAACTTACGTCCCCAGCTTTATCATTAAAATCTCTGACTAAACCTCGGACTTTATAGTACGCAGCTTCACCGGGATCACTGGACTGAAGCAATAGTTTGGATAGGTTTTTACCCCAGCCTCGGCTTGGCTTACCTGTCCACCAATCGTAAGGTATGCTTGCAGAGAATACTTTTGCAATGTGTTTCCAGCGGTCACGAATAGGTCTTGGATTAAAGACATCAGGCCAAGTAGCCACTCCTGTAACTGTTTCGTAAAACACCTTGGCAGTAGGAGTTAACCCAGCAGCAAGTTTATTAATAGGAGCCTTCCACATTTCCTCGAATTGTTCCCCAACTGTTTTACCTTGTACATAATCAGAAAATGAATCGTGCAGACTCAACCACGATAATGCATCCGAGAACGCACCAGAGAATCGCAGACTAACTACTTCTCCGTCTTGCCAGACATTAGGTAGCAAGATGTGCAACTGACCTCTCTCAAATTCAGAAAGTTTTTCTTCTTCTTCTGGGAAGAATGTATGATTCCAGACACTGACTAAAGCTGTCATAGCTGCAAACTCTGCTATTTTAACACCCCCATAAATCACTTTTTTTGCAGCTTTACCGGGAACCATTTTTGCTAATTTTTTTGCGGCTGTCCCAGGATTTGTTTCTTTTGCAGAGTTGGCAAGCAGACGTATGTATCGAGGAGTATTGATTTCTGTCCAAGACCAGAACGGCATCAGATGTTCACGAATGAACTGTCCTGCATGAGAGATGTTCCCATAATCTCCGATTAACTCTCTGGTTAGTTTTGCAGCCCTGTCACCATCATCTTTTATCTGGTCTATCTCATATGATTTAGAAGCAGCATATATTTTGTCACTGGGATTCTTAGCAATCTTTTTCTTGAAATATCTAAAAGCTGCCAGACGTAGGATATTTTCACGCAGTGTTGTATATTCTTTCACAGTTTTCCAATAGCCTTTTGCTAATTTCTTAGGCCCAGTCACTATATCGTCTGCTACAGCCTCAATTCCTTGAACCCATGTTTCATCCTTCATGTTCGAGGGTCTGCCGTTGAAGAGCTTATCATACATTCTGGAAAAATCATCCACTTCTGTAATTGCAAAGCCAGAATCGATTACACCCTTCTTCCTTGCATCAGCCATTTCTTCTTTTAATTCCTTACTTAATTTATGTTTCTTCAGATCATGGAATAAGTCTTTTGCCGCCTGTTTTGTTTCTCCTAAAATCCTAAAATCATAAGCAACGGCAATATCAATATCACCAGAAGAGTTATTTAGGTTGTATTTTATAAATCTTTCGGGATTCAAAAGTACCCATTTCTTCCACGTTTGCAGAGTCCATGCAGAAACTGCGGCTATACCCTCATTAGGCTTCCTGCTGTTGTTCAAAGTTTTGGCAAGTTCTTTAGGAATGATCCACTTCTCATCCTCCCCCTTTATCATTGCCTCGCCAACGTCACTTTCTGTAACTTCAACACCTTTAGTCCTGTCTTGTTGAGTACGCTTCGGAAGCTCCTCACCCTTTTCAAGGGCTTCTTTATTTTCTTTTATCTTGCGATCAGTTGACTCTACCTGTTCTAAAACTTCCTGTGCTACTTTATCATTCAGGGTGTAAGTATGGAACCAGACAGAATCAGGGTTAGGTTTCCAGATTGTGTAGTCTTTCCAATCTTCAGAGTTCCGTAGCAAATCCTCTACTGTTGTTTCCTCTTCTTTTGCCTGTGCCTCTATTTCAGTAAACTTATTTTCTTCTACCTCAATTTTGTCGAGCAGTTTTTTAGTTTCAAGCTGACTACGCATCATTGACATGACAGCAAATTCAGAATCAAGATACGATGTATTATAGTCTTTTATACTGCCAGTTCGAGCTTTCTGCCAGCCCTGTTTCTTTGTACGTACCCCAGCCTTCTGGGCATTCACATTAAAGTCACCCTTGAACTTGTCATCCATTTCCATAAACTGGATGACTTGGTGGTGGTAATAAGCTTCATCATTCCTGAGTTCTTCTGAAAGTAGTCCTTCATCAATTAGCTCATTTTTTAAATTAGCCATTGTTTCATTACGTTCAGCTATTGCCTCTTCTATAGTCTTGCCAGATTCAGTTTTTGTCTTTCGAGCTTTCTGTTGGTTTAGCTTTAAATGCCTTTTAACTTGCTCAAGACTTTCGTAACCAAAAGGTAACTCACCATCCTTTTCCTTCAACACTCCTGACTCTAAATCCTTCACCATGTCAGGCAAGATTATGTTGTATGTAAAGACTTCCAGTTCTGCATCCGACATCTTATCTAAGAATTCATAGATATCTTGGAAGGTCTGCCACTGTGCATAGGATGGAACATCTTGGACTTGCCTCAAATATTCCAGGGTCTGTCCAAATTTTTTGGGATCAAGATCAGGGTGGGAACGAGTGAAGATATTTTTTGCTCTTTCAGCAGCTTCTTTTACTGAATCCAAGGGGCTTGCTTTTTTATTCTTTACTTTTGCTTTTTCAAATCTTTCTTTTTGCTCGGTAAATTCTGACTCATCTATCACCTCCTCCATGTCAACTTCAATTTCTTTCTTTACTGGGGGCTGATCTATTTTTCTGGAAACAATCCCCTTTGAAGTTACAGGGAAGGGGGTAACCTTTTCAACATCAGTCAGTGGATACCCATACTTCATCCCATCTTCTTTAATATCGAATTCTGAACCTTCTTCAACTAGGTGTTTATCCTGATCCTTCCTGAACTCTTCCTTGGTATTATAGACAATAGGCTCTCCCACAGTAGCATATGCAACAACCTGAGATTTCCCCTTGCCTGTCTTAATGATACCAATCCTTTTACCAACCTGACCTTTTAAGCTATTCGTGTTGCGAGTTTCAATAGTCTTCTCACCAGATATTATCTGTTTAGTGAACGGCTGTTTGGAGTCATTAATGTTTATACCTGTAGTGGGTATATCAGTCTCAGCTTCCTCAGAGAATTGCACCATATCTTTCTTGAAACTTTTCTTATCCGTAGTAGCATGGAAGTCTACTGCAGCTCTTGCAAGTGAGGCAATGTTTTCTGGAGTTAAAAGCTCCCCTTTCTGAAGACGTTTTAAAGCAGCTCTTCCTTCAAATTTCCTGTATGCCGGAAGTTTCCTTAACCAGTTGCGAATTAAATTAACCACCCTATTATAAACTGTTTTAGCTTTGGAGGAGACTTTTTCGCCAGCAGAAATTTTGTTTTGTACTTCTTCAACTAAGTATGCTAATTTTTCACTCTTGAGTTTTGAGGCCGGAGTTCGTGGAGGTATTCGTTCAGTTGCAGCAATGGCTATGGGGTCTTTTGCGTTTACAAGTTCATCGAAATTTTTAGAAAGAGCTTCATACTGAACATCTCCAACCATTTTTTTAAGAGCTGCGTGTTCACCAACTTCGTGGAGCAAAACTCCCCCTGCTTCTCCTTCATTAATATTTTCTGCAACAAGATAAACTTTCCCTTTTGAAAAGGCTCCTTTTATTATTGCTCCTTTTGAATCTTCTCGCTTATTCTTTTTTCCTCCTAATTTTTCTTCCAGTTCTTTTTGGGTTGCAAGGATTTCAACTCCATCATTCTTTGTAAGTTTCCTTATCGTATTTTTCCCAAAACTTTTTTCTACCTCTTTTTTAACAACCTCTGGAGTTGTTCCCTTAACTGTTTTGCCTTCACTTTCTTCTGTATAAAATGTATCCTCAAGATCAGACTCAATCCCTGCTTTATTAACTTCATTTTCTTGTTCCTTAATCAGTTTTGCTTGTTCTACATTTTCTTTTGTTTCTACAGATGCCTGTTTCTGTTCTGCTGCTTCCCTCAATTTTAATTCTTTTACTACGGCTTTTATATCGTTCTTAACGGGGGTGACATCCAAGCCCATTTTTTTTGCTTCCTTTATAAACTTTTTCCCGGTCGTAGCTCTTTCCTTTAGTTCCTCAATTGTTAAATTAAAAGGAGTAGCTTCCACTGTGGGCTTATTTTCTGCTAAGAAACGATCTGGTGGTGCAGATAATACATACTCCTTCTCTACTTTAGTTTCCTTCTCAATAACAGGCTCAGTAACAGGCTTAGTAACAGGTCCAATAACTTCCTTTTTTGCTTCAGCCTCTTCCCTCTTTGCTTTAGCCTCTTTTTCTTTTGCTTGTTTCTTTGCTAATTCAAATTCAATAGACTTTTTAGTCTTCTTTTTAGTAA